TCTGGGGGGGGGGCAGCGAAACATTATTGGTACTTTAACCGCGAGTGATGCTAAGGGAATTAGCAATCAATATGTCTCAGATGGGAAAGTCGTTGTTCAATAAGATTTTAATTCTTGATGGAACGCGGGTCAATGATGTTCGCGTTTATGAAGATGACATTATGCAAACAGTTATTTCTAGGTGGGGAACAGGTGGAGGAAATGTGCCGGTCATAGCGTATTCAATCCGTGAGGATGCTAAAGCAAACACTTTTAGCGCAACGGAATTAAAAGTAACTAACGCTTTACAAGCCCATCAGCCATCGGTGCAATCTCACCATGCTCAAACTTTTATCGTTCAAGGAGAAGATATGGAACATGATCCGCTAGTAATGCGTGACCGCGAAGGCAAGGCTGGGGGGGGGAAGGGGCCGCTCATATCGGAAACGGCTTTTACTCTCTCGACAAGCAATTTTCATACTGTTTTCCCTAGCCCGACAGTTGTTCGCCGACTCACCCCGGTAGAGTGCGAGCGCCTTCAAGGTTTTCCCGATGGATGGACAGAAGGACAATCAGACGCTCAACGCTACAAGCAAATGGGAAATGCCGTAGCAGTACCAGTAGTTTCATGGATTGTAGATAGATTATTGGAGGCGCAATGAGTTCGTTGCCGTATATGCAACTGTATGTCAGCGACTATCTTGCTGACACCGCACACCTTAACGCTCAGCAACATGGCGCGTATATGTTGCTTTTAATGAATTATTGGCAACGCGGCAAGCCTTTGGACAACACCGGGGATCGCCTAGCTTTTGTAGCTCGCATGAGCGCTGAGGAATGGGCTGACAACAAAGACATTCTTGCCGAGTTCTTTTGGGTAGATGGCGATACTTGGTCACACACCCGCATTGACTCTGACCTTGAGAAAGTCCGGGAAAAGTCTGAAAAGGCTTCAAAGGCTGGTCAACGGTCGTTCAGCGTTCGTTCAACGGGCGTTGAACATTCGTTCAACCATAAAGATAAAGATAAAGAGGAAGATAAAGAAGATATAAAAGATAGCTTTGACGAATTTTGGGATATTTATCCAAGGAAGGCTGGAAAGCAGGAAGCTCGCAAGGTATTTCAGCGCGCTTTGACCAATGCCACGCTTGCAGAGATTCTTGCTGGCGCTCGCCGATACGCAGATGATCCGAACCGTGAGCCGCAATACACGGCGCATCCTGCTACTTGGCTCAATCAGGGGCGTTGGAGTGACGACCCACTACCCCCTAAAAAGCCCGAGAATGGCGCTAGAAGCCTTGTAACCACTCCGACCTATACGCCACCTAGGTTTACTTCCGAAGATATGCCTAAAGGCGCTCCTATGCCCGATTTTGTAAAGTCTGTTTTGAACCGTTTGACCGATTTGCCGTAAGTAAGTAATTTATGTCATACTGGAACACCGAAAGGGGGAACAAATGAAACTGATTCATTTGGTAGCAGTAGAGCAGGTAGAAGTTGGGGATGTGCTGGTTCTTGGCGCGACCCGCTATGGAGTGACTTCGATTGAGGATGAAAGCACCGGGCGCGATTTTCGCCTTCGTGATTCATCGGGCAATCCCAAGTGCCACTTTGTAGCCACAGGAGAAAAAGTCACCATCGAATTATGATCCGATTCGGGGTGGAAGGCACTCCGATTCCTCAAGGCTCAATGAAGCACATTGGGCAGGGGCGCATGATTCACTCGCGGGCGACCGAGCTTGCCACTTGGCGGGCGCTAATTGCTCTCGCGGCTAAACAGGCGGGGTGCGAGCCGATTCCTGACCCGATAGCTATTTCCATGACTTTCCGCCTCAAAAAGCCTAAAACGGTCAAACGCGCCCTTCCCACAGTAGCCCCAGACTTAGACAAACTGGTTCGCGGGGTGCTGGATGCGCTCACCGGGTGCGCCTACCTAGACGACTCACAGGTAATTGACATAAAAGCAAAAAAAGTCTATTCGGACATTACAGGCGTGGATATTGAGGTTTCCGACCCCTTTGATTGTGTGACCTAAAACACACCCAAAAATGCTTGATTGCCTAGCGGATCGGGCGTATGTTTTACCCATAAGCCCCGAACGGCGGGGTAGAACTGGAGAACAAAATGGCTACAAGAAATTGTATTTACTGCAATACCAAGTTTACAACCGCACAATCAGACAATGGCAAAATGGCAGTTGAGTGCTACACCTGCTTTCTTAACCGAGTCAATGAAGTGCGCAATATGACAATCGGACAAACTGTAAAAGTTACATCGCTTGCAGGTGTTGAGTACGGAATCCTTGATTCAGTCAATACAAAGCTCGGCAAAGCTGATGTGTGGTTTGAGGCTGGACAACATTTCTGCTCATTCAACCTTAATCAGATTGAGGTCGCATAACATGGCTACAAATGCTTATACCGCAACAATCGCTGACGGACTGAAAATCAACCTTGAATCCGCAGAAGAAATCCGCGATTTTGTTAATAAGTGGTTTGATTTTCGTTGGAGTTCAGCAACGAAATTGGAGATTGTTCGTACCGCAAAACAAGCTCAAACCATGATGGCTGACCCACGCTACGCAGAATTGCTTGCATAATGGCATCGGCAACTTTTACCGTCACAATCACGGATTCAGACTTTGACCGCCTTCACAATACCTCAATGCAATGGGGTAAAGATTGGGCAAAGCAAGCTAATCGTTTTGACGAGCAACCGCTCTTTACTTGGAAGATGGCTTATTGGTGCGAACCTAATTGGCTCAACATCCTTGTTTGCCAACAATTCCTTTCGTCTCGCGGATACGAGTCGCAAACCGTATTCGACACCGCAACGCTTGAATATGTAATCCTGACTAATTATGTATCGGAGGCATGGGCAAATGACTGAGCTTTTATTGTTAGTAGGCTTACCCGCGCTTGTTGTTGTATTTCTATCCATCGTGTTTGACATTGAGGAAAGGCTGACCAAATGAAATTCGTCTGCAAAGAAAACCATTGGAGCGTTAAGAATGGTCAGTTAATTCTTGATACCCCGGAGGGGCAGGAGCTTGCCAAGCAAGTCATCTCAACCCTAGAAGCTCAGATTCGCCTTGGCATATACGAGCAGATTTGCGCCCTACCGCTTGTCACGGATCGCAAACGAATCGTTAAGCTCGGTATTGAGAATGTCGCGCTGATGGTTCAAGACGCTTGCGCTCAGATTGCGTTGGGGGATAAGAAGTGAGAGCCACATCTATCGCCGCGAAAATTAAAGCCGAACCTTGCATGGGGTCTAACCGAGCAAAGGTCAATCAGTTCATCATTGACCAAATGGAGAACGGTGCTACGGATCAAGAGATTCAAGCCGCGCTTCGTATGTCAGGTGACACCTTGCGCCCGACTCGCCTTAGCCTTCTCAAAGACGGCTTGATTTACGAGTCAGGCAAGCTACGCAAAAACGCTAACGGTAACGAGTGCATCGTCTGGGTATCAGCTCAGTACGGTCAGATTGGATTGTTTTAATGCCTACCTACCAATACCGATGCAATAAATGTAAAGCGTTCATGGAACTGCACCAAGGGTTCTACGAGGACAACGCGCCTGATTGCCCTGAGTGCAATAAGCCAATGTCAAAAGTATTTCAAGCAACGCCGGCGATATTTCGCGGGGGCGGTTGGGGAGGTTCAAGGTGAGATACGGTAGCTATTGGGATCAGGTTTACATCAACTGTCCGCAATGCGAGAAAGACTATGACGAACAAAATGTTTTAGTTATTGACGGTGTTTACACTTGGAATTGCCCTGTTTGTAAATTTGAAAGGTCGGTGGATTTATAGTGATTACTGAGCTTGCACTTATCTGGCTAGTTGTCATTAACACGGCTGGTATCGGACTTGGAATCTATGGATACATTGCCGCCAAGCGTAAATGGGTCAAGTAATGGCTCAATGTGGTTTCTGTTCAGCCGCCAATAAAAAGCTATTCAAAGGCTTGTATATGGGCTTTCGGGTCTATGTCTGCAAACATTGTGTTATCAAACAAAACATCGAAACAGAACTGGAGAAGGCAAGTGCATAGAGAACTACGGTTAAAAAATAGCTGGATTACCTACGGAATCTGTAAGGGTTTTGGGTTAGGTATTAGTGTCAGCAAGTACGGCTTGGATATTGAATTCTTGATGTTTTATGTTGGCTGGCAATTCTAATGGCAAAGCTCAACGACATCCTTAACGAGCGCCAAGAGCAATACGGCGATCCGACCGAAAACTTTCGCAAGATAGGAATTATGTGGGGGGTCATCCTTGACCTGCCCCATTCACTAGCGCCCTATCAGGTTGCCCAAATGATGATTGCCCTAAAACTCCAGCGAATCTCGGTTAATCCCGACCTTGAGGATTCTTGGCTCGACATCGCCGGGTACGCAAAACACGGTCAGCCATGAACGACTGGAATATCGCCCGATGCAAGGGGTGTGGAGAATGGATGGTCTTGGGTAAGACCTGCTCTGTATGCACTATAATTAACCCACAACCGACTAAGGAGGTTCAGAAATGAACGCACTTAACAACGGAGGCACACGATGAACGCTATGGAACAGGCGGCGATTGGTTCGCGCTGAAGTTCAAGACTCGTTTCCTTGTAGTTGCCGCGCTTGCGGTTGGGATCGGGTTTGCAAGTCCATCGGTGGCGCAAAGCCCTAAAGCATTTACGGATGCCATAGAGCGCACACCTGCGGCGGCAAAAGCCTATGCACACTCACAACTTCATAAATACGGATGGAACTCCACTTACCAATGGAGATGCCTAGTCACCGTCTGGACTAACGAGAGCAACTGGCGACCAAACGCCTACAACGCTACTCCTGTCAAGCTAGTGGTGAATGGGTTGACAGTTTCCTATCACGCCGGGGGCATACCTCAACGGATTGGACTGTCGCCATTAGCAAGCGTTAGCCAGCAAGTAAATGTCGGGTTACGATATATTCGTGACCGATACAAAACTCCCTGCAACGCACTCCGCTTCTGGAATCGCCATAGCTGGTATTGAGGATGACAATCCTGACCGCGCCTATGGGCGTGAGTCGCTAGATTTCACGAAAGAGCCGTTCCTCTTCCGTGAAGGTACGACCGCTTGAGCGCATGATTACCTCCAGTTGATTGCGCTCGCGGTTGTCTGCCTTAGCCCCACATTTCTCAAGGGTGTGGGGCTTTGTGCTTGTAGCTACAATGTAGCTACAAATGACAATGGTGTAAGGTATCCCCATGACTACCATAGTAGCGAGGCAATACGCCGACAAGGTAGTCATCGGATCGGATTCATTGGTCACCGCAACTCGCAAATACACCCATCCCAAGATGGTCAAGATAACCGAACGCGGGCAATTCCTTATTGCCGGTGCTGGTCTTAGTTCGTATTGTGATGTGGCGCAACACATATTTAACCCGCCCAAGCCAACCGAAGCTGATAAGAAAGACTTGTATCATTTCATGATTTCTAAGTTCATTCCTGCGCTTAAGCAATGCTTTAAAGACAACGACCTCAAGCTGGAAGATGATAAAGATGACGAGACACGATTTGCGTTCTTGGTTGCAGTTCACGGTGAAGTATTTGATATTGCTGATGATTTCGCTATCTGCCTTGATTCCGATGGTATTTATGGGATTGGTAGTGGCAGTAGCCTTGCTATTGGGGCGCTTAAGCAAGGTGCAAGTATTAAGAAAGCTCTTACGATTGCTTCCGA